TCTTTTGGCGCTTGTTTATACCTCAGGGTAACCTTTATATATATATATTGTGTGGCCTAATTATGGACGGCAACATATGCAATGACCGCGGCCACCACGAGTTCCGAAACTTTGACGACCTAAACCGCCGATGGGATGGTATGCTCACCGAGTGCCGCGACTGCCGGCTCGCGGCGGCCGACTACCTAGCCGCGGGATGGGTGAACCCCGAATGAGTAAACGCCTAGGCTACAAGACCGACCACGTGATGCTTAACCTCGAGCGGAAGATGAACGAGGCCATGAACGCGGATCCGAAAATTAACAAGTCTGCCCTGGTTAATGGATTACTCCGCAAACACTTTGAAGGAAAGCTTTGTCCCCACTGTTATACCCCTAATATCGTTCGTTATAACTGCAATAAATGCGATAAGCCCTATATCGTCTGCAAGGATGAGACGCCACTCGACGGCAGGGAAAAGGTATACATGAATTGTAAATGTAACTTTCAGGAAGTATTCGGGGTGGAGGAATGAGCCAGACTTCCCACTTTCTCCAGTGTGATCGCTGCGAGGGCCATATCTATTACGCCAGCTCCGTCCGCCACGGCGCGAATTGGTATTGTAAGCACTGCGCCGGAGCTCTGCGCATCACTTAAGAGGGGCTCCTTACTTGGCCTTCATGGTATGGTCAAGGTCAGCAAGCTTCCCAAGTGGGCGATTAAGCAGGCTGGCGGCGTTAATAAAAAGGCGTGGCGACTTGCTCGCCGTGGCCGTAAAGCTACCACCTCACCGCGTCGGCGCGCCGTCCAAACACGCCGGCGCACCCCTTCTAATCCGCGCAGGCGAACAATGGCACGAAGAAAAATGATAGTCCCGCACCCGTCGATTACGGGAATGGCCGCAGGCTTTAGCCTATTGGATGATTTAAATCAGGGCGACGTAATCGGTCAAGCCCTCGCAGGGAACTATAAGGACGCTTTAACTCTTATATCATCCAATAGTCAGGATTTGATCAGGACACCAACCGGCCGCACTGCGTTAGTTTCGGCAGTCGGTATTGCAGCGCTTGGCGCGTGGGCTCGTAAAGCCCTTCCGGCCACAAAAATTGGCGGAAGTAAATTATTTTTCCGTATTTGATGGAGTAAATATGTCAGGACTACAAACCCGAACTTACACGCTAGCCGCGGCTTCATTGACCGCAGGAACATTTGCCGCGATAACGGGTCTTCTGGGCTCGTCTCAGAGCACTACAAACCCGGAGGGAATGACTAAGGTAGTCCGCATTTCGCTGAGCTGCGCCCCTGATCATACGAGCGCCACCGATGGCGTGAGTATTTTTGCCTTCAAAGGCGACGGCGTGAGTGTCCAGCAAATCATGGCGGGGCCGAGCTGGAGCAGCCAAGCAGCCGGGCCACTTAGTGGCAACGACGGCCAGCCGGTAGTTATGGAGTCTTCAACCGGACTCTTTGATATTATACCCGGCAACCAAATTGATTTTAGCGTCAGCGCAACCACGGCCGAAACTGTAGACGTAGCGGTATCGATTACCTACTCGGCTTAAGTTATGCAGCGCGACGGCGGCCCCGGTGGCCCCGGCGCCGGGGGTAATCCCACTGGCGGAAGCTTTACGGGACCGGCGGAAGCGCTGGAGATTATAGGCGACCACGCTTATGCAGTATCAGGAACCTTTGCATCAACAACAGCCACCCAAACACTATTAAACTTTACTTCAGGTAATTATTATTTTGTTGGGACATTAACATGCTCGGGAGGGGTTGAATTTACGTCGGCAGGTGTTGGCTCGGGAACTCTAAATGCGTGGCAATTATCGTTTAACGGATCTGCAATAGCAATTTTCCTAACTGATACACTCGACAGAGACAAACCTACAAATTCAGTAGTACCAATTATTATTGCACCATATACTGAAGTCCAACTTGAGATGCTTGCTAATGATAACAATACTGAAGATTTAGCAAGCGCTGGCCTCCACGGCAGAATATATCGCGGGTAGCCTGATCATGCCCGAATTACCTGGTTACACCTATTCCCAGCAGCTAGGGCTGGAGTTCGTTAAGTCTCAATACGGAGCGGTGGTGATCGGTGCGTTAATCTTCCCGGTTTTCGGGATAACGATTGCCGCATTACTGGCACCCATACTGGCGCTGCTATTCCCGGAGATATCCTCAGGGGCTAAAGCTGCGTTAGAGGGTTTAACGCCGCTGCAATGGCTTGGTTTAATCGTTAATCCGGGCAGCGCCGGGATATATTTAGGTGCAGAGTTTGGGCCGGAAATAGAACAAAAAATAAGAGAGTTAAATCTTGGCAACCAATTAAAGAAGGCGCTTGGATTATGAAAAAAAAAACCAATTGGAAAACCGCCGTCGGTTTAGTAGCTGCAACTTTAGCCTTTCTTAAATTTAGTCTTGCGGTGCCGGAAGATAAAAAGAAGGACGAAACCGGTAAAGAGGCGTGCGTCCGATGGTACGGGAATTTAACTTGGGTGCAATATCAATTAAAACTGTTTAATTTAGATGTTGCTTTTGAGGAGGGGGGGAAAATTGACAGGGCCATTTATGAAGGCAGGCGCCGCCGATTAATATATTGCAGGGATCAGCAGAGTATAACATGAGTCAGGAGATTTTATTTTTCCTGTTTATGATTGTGGAATTGTGCGCTATTTTATTATTGTATCAGCTGGTCATTATCCCAAAAATAGCCCTGAAAACCAATAATTTATTCGAAAAAAGGATGATGGATAAAACGTGGAATATTCCCGCGATGCTCGAGGATTACACCGGCGAACTAATTCAACAAGTAGATTTTTTACTTTTTGGCTATCCGGATCCACAGAACCCAAAAAAACACATAAAAGGAAAAATTCAAATATATTTTCCTGAGCTAATCGGTGGATATATGAGCGGCGGGATTAAGCAGCTAAAAATGGACCCGGATAACGCGATAGCCGTCGCAACAAGTGAATATCTCGAGGAGCTTCCCCTCCCGGCTCAACTTGTCGCCCGGTCACTCCTTCCCAAGCTACAGCAAGCCCTAACCAAAGCCGCGCCAGAGGTGAAGGAAGCCGTCGTAGAGTATAGCCCGGGCCTTTCAAAGCGTTAACAAAGCGATTTAAAGCACTTTCAAAGCCTTTTTCCTCTCTTTTCCTCTCTTTTTCTTCTTATTATTATATTAAAGGTATATACATATAGTATAGTATGTATCTATGCGACGGCTTGCTTTCGATAATTTACGTTATCGAAAGTAGTATTTAAGTTAATCGTCTTTTGGCGCTTGTTTATACCTCAGGGTAACCTTTATATATATATATTGTGTGGCCTAATTATGGACGGCAACATATGCAATGACCGCGG